AAGGCTGTTCAGGGCCGCCTTCGTTGGTTGCGGGGGCGGCGCCGGTCTTGATGTACATCAGCAATCCTTTGGGTTTAGCGCCTGGCTTGCCGCGTGGCTCGCGCCAGGAGCTCGTTGAGATGGCGCTGTGAGAGCTTGCCGTCGTTGACGACCTTGATCAGGTGGTCGCGCACCTTGCCGACGATGTTGACGGCCTGCCACAGGCGCTCGCGGCCGTCGGTGTCGCGCGCCGGTGTGATCCTCCAGGCGTCGATGTAGTCGCGCTCGAGCGTGGCGAAGCATTCCTGCAGCAGCTCGCTCTTGAGCAGCTCGGCTGCTTGTGCGCCACGAACGATGTCGCGGTTGAGCTTGTCCTCGCTCACGAGAACAGTAGAAGATGCACGACTGCCTCCTCGTCCTCTTGCTCGGCCTGCGCCCGGCGCTGCGCGGCCTGGGCCGCCTCCCCCATGACTTCCGTGCTGCGCATCGTCTGCTCGATGCGCTGCGCCCCGGCGGCCGCCGCCATGGCGTCGACCATGGCGCGCTGGTCCATGCGGGCGGCGTTGGCCTGGTCCTCGGTCGCCCGCGCTGCTGCGATCGCAGCGCGCTCCCCGGCCGCGCGCTGCTGTGCGGCGGCGCGGGCTTCGTCCTCGATGCGCGCCCGGGCGCGCTCGGCCGCTGCACGAGCCGCCCGATCGAGCTCCTTGAGCTCCAGCCAGCGCCCGCGCGAGAACATCCCGCCAGAAATGCTCGAGCCGATGCCGCCGAGGTCGATGTCGTAGCTGAGATCGGCGGCGCCGCCCGTGAACATGAACGCCCCGGCGCTGGCGGCGATCGTCTCGACATCCGAGAACGTCTGCCACACGACCGTACAGCTCTGTGTCGTCGCGACGAGCGTATCGGTGAACGACGCGGTGATTCCGCTCAGGGAATAGGTGACGGCGCCCACGATCACCGTCGGCGTCAGCGCGGCCACATTGGTGGTCAGGGCACAGCTGACCGTGGCCGACACGAAATTGAACGAGAACAGCCCCGCCTGACCGGTCTCGGTGAACGCGCCGGCGACGGCGGTCAGTTTGCCGACGAGGACCGCGGCTTGGCCAGTGCGGGCGTATCCCGCCGCCGCCGTGGGCAGCGTCGTCCTGAGCGACGCGGCAACACCGGTGAGCACGAAACTCCCGACAGCGGCACGTTCATCGACGTAGGCCGATCCTGGCGGCGTGAAGTTGGCGGTCCAACGCGCGGTGCCGACGGATAGGCGGAATTCGTCAAGATAGCCGTTCCAAGGATCGGTCGTGAACTCGCCGGCGCGGCCCACCGCCAAGTTGGAGGAGCTGTCCGCCAGCGTTCCACTGAAGGAGACATCGCCGCCTTCCTGCGTGCCGTCAACGAACAGCTTGAGCGTGTTGCCGGTCCGCACGAACGCGACGTGATGCCACCCGGTGGCCGTGATCGTCGTCGTGCCGGTGACGGCCGTTAAGCCGTTGTTGACGCGACCTTCGACGACGTTGCCCGTTGTCAGGCGGAGATCAAAAGGCCGGTTGCCGCCGGCGCTGTCGCTTTGCGCCGCTATGAACCGGCGAGTGCCATCGCCCCCCGAGCGGTAGAACCAGAGATCGATGGTGAAATCGCCGCCCCCGAGCGTGAAGTCAGCGCTATCGGGCGTATCCACATAGCCGCCAGCCGTCGCATCATATGACGCGCCGCCGAACTTCGACTGCGCGGTGCTGATCGAGCCGGTGTGATTAGTCCAGGTGTGGGCGCTGCCGCCGACATTGCTGTCGGTGATCGTTGTAGACCCGTTGGTGCCGTCGAGATGCAACAGCACCTTGCCGGCGCTGTCGTTTCCCATCGTGCTCATGTAAATGCTTTCAGGCCAGCGTCAGCACGCCGTTGGTACCGTCGAAGTCGACCGTGAAGCTGTTGCCGTTGGTGACCGTCAGCGCGGCACCGTAGTCGTACCAACCGATCAGCGGGTCGGCGGGCGAGGTCGGCGTGTCGTTATAGAGCACGACGTATTGGAATGGCCCGAAGTTGCCGCCCGAGGCCGTGAACGTGACGTCCGACGCTGTGACTTTGGCCGTGCCCGACGATGTGCTCGTCGCGATCGTCGTCGGCGCCCCGCCTGCAGCATAGCCATTGCCCGCGGAAATCTCCGTCAGATTGGCCTTGATGGTGTTCGTGTTGACCGGCGCGACATTGGTGAGCATGACCCTGAAGGCATGACCGTCAAAGTCGTGCACGCCATCGATGAGGTCCTTGGTGAACTGAAGGAATTTGTTGAACGTGGCCATGTGCTTTCTCCGCGAAGAACATCAGGGCGTTGACGCCCGTCTTGACGGGCTATGCCGTGAACGCCCTTACGTCACCTGCTCCGTTGTCCATGATCCGTCCGGCAGCTTGCGCGCACGTTTGGGCGCCGCGGCACGCTGGAGATGGTCGAGCACCAGGCCGAGCATGGCGCCGGGATTGCCGGCAGTTGGCTGGCCGTCGGGCCCGGGTGGGCCTGCGGAGTCGGGCTCGACCGCCTTCATCGCCATCGTCATCGTGTGCTCGCGGGCCTTGAGCTCGGCGTCGAGCAGCTTGAGCTGGCGCTCGAGTTCGAAGCGCTGCCGCGCCAGCGCCATCTCGGACTCGATCTTCTTGCTTTGCGTCGCGATGTCGGCTTGCGCTTGCGTCCTCTCGATCTCGGCCTTGGCCTGCAATTCCATCAGCTTCAGATCGGGCGCGGGCTGCGGAGCAGGCTGCGTTTTGGGATCGGTGAAGTAGCGATCGACGTTCTTGAGCCCGACCAGCTTGGTGAATTCCTTGGCCGAGTTGTAGAGGTTGTCGTCGGAGACGAGATTTGTCTTGCCTGCCGCCAGGGCTTCCTTCTGTAGGCCGATCAGTGACGTCAGGTGCCCGAGCTGCTCGGTCTTGCCGCCGGTGCCGAGCCCCACATTGATGCTCATGTCGTTGCGCGCCTTCCAGTCGCGCGGGTCGATGGTCACCCACTGATTGCGCAATCGCACCGTCTGCGCCTGCGAACCGTGCTTGCGGACGACGGCATGGAGCAGGGAAAACAGGTCGCGGACGCCCGTTTCGGCGAAGATGCGCGCGATCAGCTTCACCTTGGCCTGCGCCGCATTGAACATCTGGTTGGCGATGGTCGCGACCTGGTTCTGCAGCGCATTGGGATCGACACCCTGCCCCTGCCGGCTCACGCCGGTGCGCCACTCCCGCGTGGCGTCCTGGTATTGCAACAGCGGAAAGACGTGACCGCCGATATCGGGATGCTGGATGACGGCGAGCCCGCCTGGCATCTTGGTCCGCACGATGCCACCCGGGCGCGACACCAGGAGATCGTCCAGCGTCGTCTCGGTGGCATGGCTCTCCGCCACCTCGGTGCGAGGATTGTTGGCGAGATAGGCGTTGTCGAGCAGTGCCCGCAGGAGCGCGGTCTTGATGCGCTGGATATCCATCACCAGGTCGGCGATCGAACGGCCGAAGAACCTGTGCGTAACGATGACCGGCGTCATCGCCGCGAAGGGAATCGCATCCTCCTGAATGACGTCCGGTTCGCCGTCGCGCTCGAGAACCTCTGCTTCCTCGCCTGCGGTCGTGACCCGATACAATGCGGGCTTGTCGTTGCCCTCGTAGTCCATCCGTACATAGTGCTCGGTGACCCGGATCAGGCGGCTTGCGCTGTTGAGGCCCTCGTCGCCCTGTCGGAAGGCGCCTTCGTCCACGGTGTCGCGCGCCTGCGCCTCGATGGTATCGCCGACGGAACAGGAGGGCAGCCGCTTGACCTGCTTGCGGTCGTAGCCCTGCTCGATCAGCTTGGCTTCCGACTTGAGCACGTCGTGAAAGCAGTAGTCGGCATCGCGAATGCAGCGGGCATTGCGGGAGATGCCGAACTCCTCCGGCGGCACGCCCTCCACCCGAGCGCATTGATAGCTGCGCCGGGTTTGAACCGTGACGTCGTGCAGCCCATCGTGCTCGCTGTGGGCGATCACCTCGACCGCAGGATTGGCCACGATGAGGGCGAAGGCATCCGCGGGCTGATCGAGATAGGTTTCGCGCTCATGCTCCTCGCGCGCCTCCCACCACACCTTGACCACGCCCACCTTGGAGAGAAGCGCATCCTTGATGAAGGAATAGAGCACTAGGAAACCCGGATTCTGCTGCATGAAGACATGATTGATGTAATCCGTTTCCTGCTCCGCTCCCTGCACGTCCTCCGGGCCCACCGGCTCGAACCTCACCACCTCGTCGCCGGCGGTGAAAATCTCCATC